ATGAGAGATAAAAACTCTATAACAAATCAAACTCAAATTACTTCTGGAATGGGATACATAAGTACAATTCAAGAAGCTAGAAAGTCGTTAGAAAAGATTTATACTCTCAAGAAGACCATCGTAAAGTTGAATAAAGAGTTCTTGGGTCTTTAAAATCTTTAAGACCTTTAAACCCCTAAAAACTTATAAGAATCTATAGTTAGCCTTCTCATCCACAGAAGGATTATACTCACGACCTTTAAAAGATGTCAATAAGTATTTTTACTCAACTTTTATAATTGACTAAAATAAAATTTAAGATTAGTATAAAACAAATATTTTACTTATATGAAAAGAAGAGAAAAGACAGAGCATTATGTTGATAATAAAGAATTTTATGATGCAATGGTTCTTTATAAAAAGAGTTGGGTTGATGCTAAAGAAAGATTTTATAAGAAGTATGGAGCATATCCTAAAAATACTGATGATTGGGAAGGAAGACCTAAGGTTCCCCGATATATTGGTGAATGTTTATTAAAGATTGCAACACACTTATCATATCTTCCAAAGTTTGCAAATTATTCCTCAAGAGAAGATATGATTATGGATGCTGTGGAAAACTCAATTTTATATCTTTATAATTTTGACCCAGATTATGTAAGTCCAAAAACAGGTAAAAAGATGAATCCATTTGCATACTTCACTCAAATTTCATATTTTGCCTTTATTCGTAGAATAGGAAGAGAAAATAGACAAAAAGAAATTGCAGATAAGATATTAGAAAGAACTTTATTTGATGAGGTTTTCACTGCAGATGAGTATTATGATAGCTCCGAATATAATTCAATAAAAGACACAATTTATTCTCGTTGTAATTGATTATGAAAATTGCTTGCATTACTGATACTCACTTTTGTTTTAAACGTTCAAATAAAGAATATCACGATTATTTTGAAAAATTCTATAAGACTATTTTTCACCCTACTCTAGAAGCTCGTAGAATTGATTCCGTTGTCCATATGGGCGATGCTTTTGATAACCGTAAAGGAGTTGATTATTGGGGCTTAGAGTGGGCGCAGAGAGTGTTTTACGACAGACTTGCAGAAAATAGAATTACTTTATATCAAATATGTGGTAATCACGACGTAGAAAAAAGGTCTACAAATAAGTATAACTCAATTGATACTTTACTTCGTGATTATTCTTATGTGGAAAGAATTACGGAACCAAAGGAATTTATGATTAGTAATCTTAAATGTTTGTTTGTTCCTTGGATTTGTAAAGATAATGAATTAAAAACTTTTGAACTACTTGAATCAACTTCGGCTAAGGTTGTATTTGGACATTTAGAACTTTCTGGGTTTACTTTATTTCCTGGATTGATTCAGGCTCACGGAATGTCATCTGAAAAGTTTAAAAAGTTTGATAGAGTTTTTTCTGGACATTATCATACTCAAAGTGACGACGGTAGAATTTTTTATCTTGGTAACCCCTATCAAATGTTTTGGTCTGATGTAGATGATGTTAGAGGATTTCATATCTTTGACACTCAAACATATGAACTAGAATTTATTCAGAACCCTTATTCTATGTTTGAAAGAATTTACTATTCAGACATTGACTATAAAAACTTTGATTATTCCATAATTGAAAATAAAAATGTAAAGATAGTTATAAAACAGAAAACCAATCAAAGTGAGTATGATAGATTTATTAATGAGATATTAAAATATAATATTATAGACTTAAAGATTGTAGAAAATTCCGATGTAAATGATGATTTGGTTGAGTTTACTCAGTTAGATTGTGAAGATACTTTGACAACTTTAAATAAATATATAGAACAATCAGATTTTAAGTTGAATAAGGAATTAATTAAAAAAATACTTTATGACACTTATCAGGAGGCAATTCAGCTAGAGGTTTAATAATGTTTATTTTATCTGCGGACATTCAAGGTGAAACAGGAGCTTTTGCAGTAGATGATGATTATGGATTAAAAGTTGTTTATTTTTTTGAAGAATATGATGATGCTTATAGATATTTGGGGTTATTAGAAGCCGAAGATTATCCATCAATGAAAATTGTTGAGATAGAAGATGAAGTTGCCATTAAAGCTTGTGAACGGTATAATCATAGGTATGTGGTGATTAAACCAGATGATGTTGTGATACCCCCGAGAGAAAATGCTTTGCATACAAAAAATTAGATATAAGAATATACTGTCTTCTGGAAATCAATTTATCGAGCTGGATTTAGATACCCATAGGACGACCATAATTCGCGGAACAAATGGTCAAGGTAAGAGTTTAATTATAACAGCTCTTATTTTTGGATTATTTGGTAAATCAAATAGAGGAACTACAAAAAAACAACTAGTTAACACTGTAAATAAAAAAGATTGCTTAGTTGAAATAGAGTTTTCGTCTGAAGGTAAAGACTATAAAATTAAAAGAGGTATATCTCCAAACATTTTTGAACTTTATATTAACGGAAAGTATCAAGAAGAACTTTCTGCTGTAAGAGACCAACAAAAATATCTAGAGCAAAATATACTTAAGATGTCATATAAAACCTTTATGCAAGTTGTTGTTTTAGGAAGTACAAACTATATTCCTTTTATGCAACTTACTGCATCTGATAGAAGAGATTTAGTTGAAGAACTTTTAGATCTTAAGGTGTTTTCTTCAATGAATTTAGTCTTAAAAGATAAAATAAAGGCCACAGAGAATATAAGAGTAAAAATAGAATCTGAAAAATTATCTGCTAAAACTATAATAGAAAGTCAAAAATACTTTATAGAATCTATAAAAAACACCGGACTAGATGCTATCTCAAAGAAGCAAGAACAAATATTAAAAATAGAAAAAGAAATAGAAGAACTTTCTAATAATATTTTATTAAAAAATAAAATGCTTGAAGGTTTGAACTCTACTCTAGAAACAATTTCATTTAGTCCAAAAAAACTAAAACAATTTTTAAGTATTCAAGGTAAAATACAACAAAAGAAATCTCTTATAGATGATGAATTTGATTTCTTTCATAGAAATTCTGTTTGTCCTACTTGCACTCAAGAAGTTGATGAAAAATTTAAGATGAATAAAATAGAGTCATTGCAAACAAAAAGAGGAGAACTTGAACAGGGCATGAATGAGATAATAAATGCGGTTCTTGAAGAAGAAAAAAGAGAAAAAGAATTTACAAAAATATCTAAAGAGATCATAAGTTTAAATTCTCAATTATTAACAGAACAAAATGAAAGTAGCTATAAAAATAAACTAATTAAAAATATAGAAAAAGAAATTTTAGAAATTAAAGAGAATATAGAAAATCAAAATACCAATGTTAAGCAACTTCGGGAAAGTATAAAAAAACTGAATAAGTTAGAAAAAGATGAAAGTAACTGTAATACACTCTTAGAGTACCTCGAATTTTCTCATTTATTGATGAAAGATAGCGGAATTAAATCCAAAGTAATTGAAAATTATCTTCCAATAATGAATTCTCAGATTAATAAGTATCTTCAATTGATGGACTTATATATTAACTTTACTTTAGATAATGAGTTTAAAGAAAGTATTAGAACTCCAGTTCACGAAGACTTTTCTTATGGCTCTTTTTCAGAAGGAGAAAAACAAAGAATTAATCTGAGTTTGTTATTAGCTTGGAGAGATGTTGCAAAAATGAAGAATTCTGTAAATTGTAATATTATGTTTTTTGATGAAACTTTAGATAGTTCTTTAGATGGAAGTGGTATTGAAGATTTACTTAAAATTATTAACTATATTGTGAAAGATTCAAATATATTTGTTATTTCTCATCGTGATGGATATGATGATAAATTTGAAAGAGTAGTGGAAGTTAAAAAAATAAATGGATTCACTAAACTTACTTCTTGACTAACTTATAAAGTAATGCTAATTTAATTTAGTATATTCAATAAAATAAAAAATGAGGCAGGATTCAATGGATAATGCATATACTTCAAGTGAACCCGAAAAAGAATCAAAATTCTTTATAAAAGAATGGAATAAACAATTCGTAGCCCCTTTCGTAGCCCCTTCAGAAACTAAAGCTACAGTTGGAAAAAATAATCCTACTTGGAAGTTTCAAGAAGATAAGACTCTTAAAGAAGTTGAGGAATATCTTGCAAGCACTTACAATGCTCATTACACTTCAGAACAATCAAAAACTCAAACTCTAGATTTGATTGAAAGTATTGGAGATGCTGAGCCATTTAGCCGCTACAATGCAATTAAATATCTTTCTCGTTTTGGACGTAAAAATGGTAAGAGTAAACTTGATTTACTTAAAGCAATTCACTATTGTATTCTACTTTATCATTTTTCAGGATTACACGAAAATACAAACAATGAATATAAAACTTTTTAATTAAAAAATGAAACTTTCTAATAATACTCTTGCTATTCTAAGCAACTTTTCTAAAATTAACGATAATATTTATGTAAGAGCTGGAAATGTTCTTCGTACTATTTCCGCTTCTGGGCATATCTCTGCCTCAGGGAGAGTAGAGGAAACATTTAAAGAGGAGTTTGCAATATACGAACTTTCTCAATTTCTAAGAGGATTTAGATTGTATGAAAATCCTGAACTTGAAATTTTTTGAGGATGAAGGATACGCCTTAATTAAACAAGGAACTCATACGATGAAATATTTTCTCACTGACCCCGATTTAGTTACGGCTCCTCAAAATAGAGATATGAGGTTACCATCTCAAGATGTCTGTTTTCAAATGAGAGCAGAACAACTGGATAAATTAATGAAAGCATCCAATGCATTTAATCTTCCTGACTTTACAGTTTTAGGTAAGGAAGGAAAAATCATTCTTCAAGTGCGGAATAAAGCAAATCCAACTTCAAATGAAGCGTCAATAATTGTTGGGGAAACTGATGAAAAATTTGAACTGAATTATGATAAGAATAATCTACTAATGATTGAAGGTTCATATGATGTGGCGATTTCAAAAGAAATGGTTTCAACATTTACGAATCAGGATTTTGATTTGTATTATTTTGTTGGATTATCTAGTGATAGTTTATTTAACACCTAAACTATAATTTATTTTAAGTTTATTTAAAAATGAAATTAGTGATTGATTATGCGAGCAAATGATTTTCTGTTTGTAACAAAATACGCACCAAAAAATATAGAAGAATGTATTCTACCCGAAGATATTAAGAATACATTTATTAATTACAGGGACACTAAAAAAATACCAAATTTAATTCTTTACGGAAATTCTGGAATTGGTAAAACGTCTATAATTCTGGCTCTTTCTAAAGAACTTGGTATAGATTTTATGAAGATTAACGGTTCAACTGAAGGAAGAAGCATTGATACTGTAAGGAATAAAATTACTTCTTATGCTTCAACTATTTCTCTTTCATCGGTTGGTAAAAAGATTCTTCTTATAGATGAGGCGGATAATCTAACTTTTGATGCTCAAAAGGCTCTTTTAGGTACAATTGAAGACACGCAAAAGAATTGTATTTATGTATTCACTTGTAATTATGTAAATAAGCTACTACCTGCAATACATTCTAGAGCATCATCTATACATTTTACTATTCCTACAAAAGAGAGACCAAAGCTAGCTGCGGAGTTCTTTCAAAGATTATTATATATTTTTAAAGAAGAAGGTATAGAGTATGATAAAAAGATTTTAGCAGAATTAGTTCAAAAATATTTCCCAGATTTTCGTAGAACTTTAAACGAGCTTCAAAGATTTACTTCATCTGGTAAACTTGAAATAAGTTCTTTGGCTGCCAGTGTAAATTCTAATATTTCTCAACTTCTTTCATATATGAAAGATTGTGATTTTACTCAGGTCCGTAAATGGTCAGCTTTAAATTCTACGGATAATATGAGCATTATTTTTAGGCAGTTATATGATGAATTGCCTAAAGTTTTAATTCCAAATACAATACCATCTTCTATTATTTTGTTAGCAGAATATCAGTATAAAAGTAATTTTGTTGTTGACCAAGAAATTAATCTTGTAGCTTGTTTAATAGAAATTATGGGGGAGTGTAAATTTGTATGAATGATGTATGGACTTGGATTAAGTCAATTAATTCAAACAAGATTAATTTACTAGAGACTAATGAAAATCTTAAAACTTATCAACCTTATATTATAAATAAGTCTCTTTCTTATCATTGGGATACAATTTTACTTTCAAATGAAATGAATACGTATTCTTTTATTCCAATGGAATCTCAATATCTTTATTATTTAAATGCAGTAAGAAAATCTAATAGATTCGCCCGTTGGATTAAAAAAGAAAGCTCAGAAGATTTAGAGTTTATTAAAACATATTATGATTGTAATGATTCAAAAGCATATGAAATACTAAGTTTGTTATCTAAAGAACAAATAAACTATATAAAGAATAAACTTGAAAATTGTGGACTAAAAAATGACAATTTCTTATGAAAATAAAGTTGAGTGGGCTCCTTCTATGATGTTGGAAGTTTCATTATCTCAACCAGATGACTTTTTAAAAATTCGTGAAACATTAAGTAGAATTGGTGTGGCTTCACGTAAAGATAAAACTCTTTATCAAAGTTGTAATATTCTTCATAAACTTGGAAAGTATTATATTTGTTCATTCAAAGAATTATTTGCTTTAGATGGTAA